ATTTTTTATGAAAATGTCCTGATATAACTTTTTCAAATCTATGAAACGTTGTCCTATCTAAACCTTGTTCGTTCATAAATCCTCTATTCATTTCAAACCCTTTAATTTCTAAATGCCCCATACATATTTCCGCATTTGAATTTTCAATAGCATATAAAGACTCTTCATACGTATCATCACATATCCAAGGCATAAACAATATAGGCAATCCATCAAAGGTAACTTCTTTTGGACTTGCATATATCCAAGGTTCATTTTGACCATCATACGTTGTACATAATTCAGTAATTGCATTTACTTTATTTGTATTCTTATAATAAGTATCGTGGTTACCTAATATAATATGTGTATCAACCTTTTCTTTCCAAAGTCTTTTCATAAACTTTTGGCGAAAAAAATTAGCAGTCTTATAGTTTATAAATTTACGTCTATCAACTACGTCACCTAAATGTATTAATGTCTTAATATTATGTTCTTTTAAATATGGAAAAAAGACTTCATCATAAAATCGTTCTTGATACTGTACAAAATGAGGACTATCATTTCTACATCCAAAGTGTGTATCATTTAATAATGCTATTTTCACTTGTAATAATTCTCCTGTATAAAATCGTGATAACTTGGAAACTTTTCAACTTCTTTATTCCATTGTTGTTTGCGTTCATCTAATTTCTTTATAAATGGTTCCATACGTTCTCTTATTTCTTGTTCACTCTTATGTGTTAGATTTATTAAGTTAGGTAAATCCATTGGGCACCAATTAAAACCAGCTGCTATATAATGCAATCCATATTTACCTGGTCTATCTGTAGGATCAACAGGAAACTCCGACGCCATATTTCTTTGTAAAGCAGCTTGTAAATATCCTAACATAATTTTAGGTTTAAAAGTATATAAACTTTCTTCCCATACTTTTTCATTATTTGCTTTCCAATATGGTGTATCATTTCTTGTTGATAATGCATAATGCAAACCAACAAATTCCTCAAATCCTTTAAAGATAGATTTACAAGCAAACGTAAAGTTATCTTTATCCCAACGTGTAATTTCACCTCTTCTTAAATTTCTTACTAACATCATTAAAAATTCGTGTACTGAAAACAAACCATTACTCTCTAATGGTTCAATAAATCCAGCAGATAGTCCTATAGCAACAACATTTTTAACAAATAATCTTTTGTGTATACCAGTTCTCATTGTAATGTTTCTAAATTCGTGTTCTTCATTACCAAAACCAGGTCGTACACCTGCTAAATGATTTTTAAATTCTTTTAAAGCAGTTTCATCATCTACAAATTTATCTGAATAAACATAACCTGTACCAACTCTACTCCATAATGGTATGTTCCACACCCAACCGTTCTCTATTGCTGTGCAATTGGTAAAACACTCTACTTCTTTTTCTTTATCAACATAAGGAATTTTAGTTGCCCACGCTTTATTGTTTGGTAGATTTTGTATAGTTTCAAAAGGTTCTTTTAATGCACCACCTAAAAGCATTGATTTAAAACCTGTACAATCAACAAATAAATCTGCATAGTAACTATATGTTTTTGTAACTACACACTTGATACCATTCTCATCTGTAGGCACATCAATAATATCTTCTTGTATATGTTTAACACCTCTTGGTAAACAATAATGGTCTCTTAACCATATACTAAATTTAGTTGCGTCAAACTGATAAGCAGAATCTCGGTCAAGTTCAAAACCGTGAAAGTTGAAAGCACCTTTACCTTGATTAACTAATGCCATATTAGGAGCAAAACTATCAGCATAATCTGAAACAGGTGTTTCTGGATAAAATTCTTTTTTCATCCACCAATCATTATACTTTAATTGAGTTCCGTCTGTTCTAATTGGACCAAAAGGATAATGAAATGCCGCCTCGTCTTTTCCATTAAAGTCTGTAAACTTAATACTAAACTTAATAGTGCCATCTGTATGTTTTAAAAATTCTTTATCATCAATGCCCAAAAATTTTGTCCATTGTTTAACTTTTGATATTGTACTTTCACCAACACCAACAGTTGGTATATTTGGTGATTCTATTACTGTTATATCTTTATTTGGAAATGCTTTAATTAAAGTAGCAGCAGTCATCCAGCCAGCAGAACCTCCGCCGACTATTAAAATCTTATCACTCTTCATAATAATTATTTTTTCTTCTTAACTATTTTCTTTTTCTTTTTAGGTGTTGTTTTCTTAACTGGTTCTTCCGCTGGTATATTCTTACGTAGAAATTCTGTAAATTGATTTTTGAATTCTCCATCTTCTCCTGGTTGCAAAGTCATATCATCATAGTTTGCGTTTTGAATCATACGGTGTTTAATAGTTGTTTGTTTTTTCTCTTTCTGTATTCTCCGTACAAAAGCATAATAGATAATTTGTGTGAAATAAGCAAAAGGATTATTAGTTTTTTTAGGATTGAAGTTATCAAGATACTGTAAACAGTTTTCAATACCATCACTTATCATATCGTCCCGATAAGTATAGTTTATAAAATTTGGTCTAAAGGATAAATGATTCGCTATCTTTAAAAAACACTCACCAACGTAGTCTGGTACAACTGGTTTATTTTGCTTTAATCTTTTCGCTTTATTAACAGACTTTTTATAGTCCACCATAGCAGCAAAAAATTCTTTATTATTTACATAATGTTCTGGTTTTTTTTTAATTCTAATTCCTGGCATAATGATTACATATTACTACAATTTACTCCCTTTGTCAATGCTAGGACGTAATAATCTTTTGATTGCTTTAGATAATTTTTTGACAGGAATAATTTCTCCTATCTGCCATTGCTTAGCAATATGAGCGAGTTTTTTAGATTTGAATGGCACTTGACTTTTCACGTTTTTTGTATATAATAGACTATGTAGTCTGGTGGAGAACGCTTTAGTAACTAGTGGAGAGTTCTCTTCGTTAATTTATCCTTAAATATTTCGTTCAACAATTCATTATCTTCTTGCGAGATTTGTTCTTGTATAAAGTCACCCTTTTTGGCCTTTTTCGGTTGATCCAATCTGTCATAATCATTTGCTAAATTGGCATAGTTTTTAGTCATATCTTCCGACGCCATAGTTATAGTCATTATCTTATCTTTCGGTATAGTTATTAATTTATCTGGTGTATAGTTAACCCATTTAATAAGAGCAATATAATCTCTTATGCCTGTAGGGGTCATTTGTGGGATATATTTAATCTGTAATGGTTTTGCTATTCTAAGCAAAGGAGATTTATCTGGTAGTTGTTTCTCACCTATTGGCATATGTGCAACAACATCATCACCATTTATTAGTTTGATTATTTTTATGTTAGCTTTTACTTTGTCCATTTCTCTCCAATTCTATATTGTGAATTTCATAGTCAAAATCTTCACTATTGTAAATATTTATACGTTCTCTAAAGTGTTGTAAAGTATAATTTTCCTTTTCGCCATAGGAAAGGTCATCAGCAATGTCATATAACGTTGCGTGTGAATCGTTATCTTTTAATCTTAATCCTCGTCCTATTGATTGTAAATTTCTTATACGAGATTTACTAGGGCTACTAAAAACAATATTGTGTAAGTTACGGATATTAATACCAGTACTGAACGTCCCATAAGAAGCGACAATAATCGCTCCGTCAGACTTTTCGGTAATGGCTCGGACTTGTTCTCGTTCATCAGCTTCCACTCCTCCGTGGATATAGAAAATAGGTCGGTCACCTGCCTTTTCTTTAATTAATTCATATAATAACTTACCGTGCTTTTCTACATACTGAAATAAGCATAAAGTGTTGCCGTGTAAACCAGTGACCAGATTTTTAATGTATTTATTTCTTTTCTCATTTCTAACTAAAAAGTCCATTTCTTCTTGATAAGTTTTATTTTTCAAGAAATCTATTTGTGCTTTACCATATTGTAATACTAAACAGAAAATTTTAAGTTTTGCTAGGTGTTCTTTATCTTGTAATTCAGTTGTAGTAGTAACCTTATTGACTGCACCAAACAGTCCTTCTAATACTAGCTTATGTGTTTTACTATCATCTAGGGTACCTGTACAACCTATCTTATATTTACAATTAACTAACTTCGTCATTATCTTTGTTAATGATACTGCTTTAAATAGATGTGCTTCGTCACCAATTATCATACCATAGTCGCTAAAATAGTTCTTTGATAGATTATAAATTGATTGCCAAGTAGATATAACTACTCTTTTAGGTGTTATCTTACTATGTCCTTCATAGATTCTATGTACATTTCTATTACTATCATAGCCATAGTCTTTAAAATCTTTATACAATTGTTCTACTAATGATGTAGTAGGTACTATGATTAATATTTTTTTGTTTTTGGGAAGTCTTAATAGATTAAAACGTACTAATAGATATAGAATAAGTGATTTACCACTAGCAGTTGGTGATAGTAATAAACATCTATTCTTTTTAACTGAATATGAAAATGCTTCTTTTTGATAATCTCTTACTTCCATAGGAATTTTAAGAGCATTAATAAATTTTTCTACCTTATCATCATCTACTTTAGTGTCTTCTATCTTCGTTCCATCAACAACTTCTACATCATTTTCTTTACACCAATTAAGTACATATGGATATAATCCAACATATATTTGACCAGTTGCATATGAAAATAGTCTTATCTTTCCGTCCCATACCCTATTACGAAATTGTGGCATAAAACGAAAACCAGGTACTTCAAAAGTAAAGTGTTGACCTAATTCTCTTCTAATGGAATCTTCTGCTTCTATCTTTAAATAGACATCATCCTTTTTGTCTATTACAAGATATCTTACATTTTTCATACTATCTTTAAATAATTTCCTGAATGTAAGTTTCCACCTTTTATTAATTCTGGATTTTCTGGAAATATATCAAATGCAATTGTTATTCTTTCTGTATTTCCTTCATACACATCCGTATAGTGTGGTACATTATTTGGAAATAAAGTCATTTTACCTACAATATTTTCACTACTATATATCATAGGGTCATTAAGTTGATTTATTGGATTGATATAATGAGTAGATGTATTATCTGCTTGTACACAAATATGACCTCCCAAATAACAATGTGATCCTATATCGTGTAAATGAGTTTTTATTTGTTCTCCTTTACGCATAACATTATACCAACATTGTATATACAATTCTTTTGGAATTGGTTGTTTAAAGTATTGCATAACTCCATTATGAAAGTGTATTATATTTCCTTTTAAATGCTTTATATTTTCATCTTCCCATTTTAAAACATTATACTTATCAAATCTTTGTGTTGTACTCTCACCTTTTAGTCCTGTGTAAGCATTTACAGCTCCAGCTGCTACAGTTGATTTAGGTAATTTTATTATTTCTTTTTCTTTGCTTAAAAGAAGTTTTGCTAAATCTTTAAAATTAACTTTTTTTACTGTA